AAATAGACGATTTAGATATTAGTATTGATTTTTTGGCTTCAGCGATTACAGGCGAGCAGGCACTTAGTATTGGATTAAGACAAAAGGCTTTGGGGCGTGTTGCGTCTGCACACAAAACTAGATCACTTGACGAGGGTCACGGTGGCGAAGGTTCTATGGCTAGAGGCCAGTTAGGTAGAACTACAGAATTAGCTGCTATGTTGCAATCAATGATCCAAGATGATAGCAATCTTGAAGAGTGGGTCGAGTCAAAGATTACAAAAGCTCACGATTATTTGTCAAGTGTTTTAAATTATATGCGCGGCGAGCAGCTTTCTGAAAGAGAGCTATCTAAGCCCGAAAAAAAAGAAAAAGAAAAAATTGTCAAGGGCATGAAAAAATCAAAAAAAGATTTTGAGGACAGATACGGAGAAGAAGCAGAATCCGTAATGTATGCTACGGCAACTAAAATGGCTAAAGAAAAAAAGTGAGGTAATAATGATGGCAACCGCAAAAGCAAAACTAGATGCATTGGTTGAGAAAATGATCTCTCGTAAGTTTATGGTGTGGCTTACAGCCACTGGGCTAATGGTGTTTTCTAATCTAGAGTCATCGGATTGGGTTATTATTTCAGGTATTTATATTGGTGGACAAACAGTTATAGATGGTATTGCAAAACTTAAAGGTGTTGCGTGAACTGGTCTGCTATATTAAAATTTGCACTTAAAAACTGGAAAGAACTTTTAGTAATTGCGAGTTTATCGCTTGTTGCTCTAAAGTCTCGAATGGATTATAGTGCGCTAAGAAAAGCATATGAGATCTCTAAAGAAGAAACAGAAGAAAGAATTGAGGCTTTGCAATATATTCACAGCGAAGAGCTTGCCAGAAGAGATCAAGCCTTGCAAGATTACAAAGATACAATTGAAGGTATTGAAGAGGAATACGAAAAAACACGTGACCAGTTAGAGCGAGAGAAGCAAAAAAAAACTAAACGTTACGAAGAACAATTTTCACAAGATAAAGAAGGATTAGCCAATGAAATTATTAGCACTTTTGGTTTTGAGCTTGTGGAGTAATATTGCCCAAGCAACACCGCCAGGACAGTTTACATTTTTAGGTGTAAATCAGTGCGCACCTTTTGAGGGTGTGCTATTTGATCCCCCGGCCACAGCAAATCTTTTAGCTGACTTCCAATATGCAAAAACAAGCTGCGATGCAGCAATACAGTTTGAGCTTAGTAAACAAAAAGCTGAATATGATTTACAAATTAAAAATTTAAACATTAGAAATGATTCACTAGAAACAGAATACAGACTGACAATTGAATCCTTAAATAGAGAAAATGATGCGTTATCAGAGGCGCTTCGTAAACAGTCAAAAAAGAATCCAGTATTATGGATTGCTGTTGGTGTTGCTGGCGGAATAGCTATGACATATGCTGCACATGAGGTGTTTAGTGAGTAAAGATTTTGATAAGATTGCAGCATTTGAAAAAGCAATAAAAGACAAGTATGGCGATGAAGCAATAGCAAATCCTAAATCAAATTGGAACGAAGATAAAGAAAAAGAATATCTTAATCAAATAAAAGAGTATTATGATTTACACAGTAACTTTAAAGACGGACAAGAAAAAATAGATGCAGATGGCTTTAAAGTATCAAAAAAACTACTTAATAGAGAATCTTTAAAAAATTGTCCTGTTTGTGACGCTTTTGTAAAAAGTGTTAGGGATGACATCTGTCTTTTGAAATATGATTGTTGTAATAAATGTTACGTTAAACATATTGAAGATAGAGAAGAGAGATGGTTAAAAGGATGGAGGCCAGATGAAACTTAGCAAGGAAAAGTTAAAACAAATTATCTCAGAAGAGCTTAACGAGATGGAAGCCGAGTTAGGTAAAGATAGAGTTAGTACTGCAGATGTTCGCTCTGGTGCGTCCAGTTCTGCAAAGGCTCAAGGCGCCCAGGGAATTACTAGCCAAGAAAGGGGGCTTATCAAGCAATTATCCGATATGCTTGTTGCCGGAGCACAAGAAAGCAACCTCCTCTCAGGTACAATTATAGCAAGGGTCAAACAACTCGCCGCAGAATTACAAAAATTACAAAAGGCACCAGCCCAAGGAGAACAACAGTAATGGCAACAGTTTATGAAATAGTACAAGGGCTTTCGCAGGCCGCAGCTAATGCTTACGATGGAGCGCTTGACGAAAACGGCGAACCATTGCTTGCTGGGCTTAAAAGAGAAGAGGGTGATCCTATTCTTGACAAAAGAGTTATGGACGGCTTTAACGTTGGTTTTTATGGTAACATGATGTGTCTTTCGTATATGTCAGAAGTCAAGCTTAAAGAAGTTTATGCTAATGGTTTTGAGTCTGAAATTGAAAGCCAGCTTGCTGAGATTGTAAAGTTTCTTCGTAAAGAATATAAAAAGATTACTGGTAATTCTGTTTCGTTGACTGCTGAAGGCGAGGTAGATATCAGAGTTGAAAATTCAACACGTGTTCGCTCTTGGGTTACTGCTAAGATGCATTATAAGGTTGGTGGACTTGGCGAAGACTTAGAAGTCTTGCCAGAGTCAGAAGATCGCCTTGAGTCAAACTGGCGCTCATTTGTTGAGCAAGGCGGCTGGGATGGTAAGGGTGGCACCCGACCAGAAAATGATACGAGACCTAAATCATCAAATGACTAATGGCATTTCAATTAGACAAAAAACAACAAGTAAAAGAAATACTTAAGTGCGGTAAAGATCCCGCTTACTTTTTAAAGAACTATGCCCGTATATCTCATCCGATGCACGGGCTAATTCTATTTGATACTTATGACTTTCAAGATCAATTATTATCTGATTTTAACGATTATCGTTTTAATGTTATTTTAAAAGCTAGACAGCTTGGTATTTCTACTATTACAGCCGGATATATCTCATGGATGATGATGTTTCACCGAGACAAGTCTATACTTGTAATGGCCACTAAGTTTGCAACCGCAGGTAACTTGGTTAAAAAAGTTAAGAGCATCATCAAGAATTTACCAGAGTGGATCAAAATTACAGATATCTCTGTAGATAACCGCACGTCATTTGAGTTGTCAAATGGCTCATCTATTAAGGCTGCTTCTACATCCGGTGATGCTGGTCGTTCTGAAGCGTTGTCTCTTTTGGTGCTTGATGAGGCTGCGCACATTGAAGGTCTTGAGGAACTGTGGACTGGTTTGTATCCTACGCTGTCTACTGGTGGTCGATGCATTGCTCTGTCTACGCCAAATGGTGTTGGTAATTGGTTTCACAAAACATGCACTGACGCTGAAACAAACGCTAATAATTTTCAATTAACAACGTTACCTTGGGACGTGCACCCAGATAGAGATCAGACATGGTATGAGAAAGAAACCAAAAATATGTCAAAGCGTCAAATTGCGCAAGAGCTTGAGTGCAACTTCAATACATCTGGTGAAACTGTAATTGATCCTGAGTGCATGAAGTGGATGCTTGATAACGTAAAAGAGCCAAAATATAGAACAGGGTTTGATAGAAACTTCTGGATCTGGGAGGAGTTTGACCCCGCATGTAGTTATCTTGCGGTGGCTGATGTATCTCGCGGCGATGGTGCCGACTATTCAACATTGCACATGATCAAACTAGAGACTCTCGAAATAGTAGGCGAGTATCAAGGTAAGCCAACGCCAGACATGTATGCAAATTTCTTGAATCAAGTAGGGCGAGAATTTGGAAATGCGATGCTTGTGGTAGAAAATAACAACATTGGTTACACAGTCCTCGATAAACTGATTGAATATGGTTACCCAAACTTGTACTACTCTGTCAAGTCTACACATGAGTATATAGAACAACATCAGGCCGAAGTGCGCTCGTCTGCTATTGCAGGTTTCACCACCTCTATGAAGACACGACCTCTTATAGTAGCGAAATTAGAAGAGTTTATAAGAAACAAACTAATTAGAATATATTCTTCTCGTACTGTTAACGAGATGAAAACATTTATTTGGAGAAATGGTAAACCTCAAGCAATGAAAGGCTACAACGATGATCTCGTTATGGCGCTTGCTATAGCTTGCTGGGTAAGAGATACCGCACTACAATCAAACGCACGAGACTTAAATTATCAAAAAGCATTCATCAGTTCTATAAGGACTTCTAAAACTACCATGAATACACAAATAAAAGGACAAGAAGGCTACAAAAGAAACAATATTTTTGATAAAATGACTGAAGCTGAAAAATTGTACGACCAATACAAATGGATTATAAAGTGAGAAAATAAATGGCTGACAACAGAAGACAACGACCAAAAGGAAGAAACCCTGCTAATGAGCAGTCGGAATTATTCAAAAGACTAACACGTCTTTTTTCTGGTCCAATTATTAACTATCGTTCTCAAACAGGACGACGTATTAGGCGACAACATCTGGATAAGTTTTCCAGCAGGTTTCGCTCAGCTTCTGGACAACAATTTAAAAAGGCTCAATACAATCCGCTAGATAATATTGCTGCTAACGCTATCGGTAATCAGCGTCGATCAGAGCGTTATGTTGATTTTGATCAGATGGAGTATATGCCAGAGATTGCATCCACAATGGATATATATGCTGATGAGATGACAACTTATTCTGACTTGAGACCAATGCTTAATATTAGGTGTCCCAATGAAGAAATTAAAGCAGTCCTTGATATTCTTTACAGAAACATTTTAAACATTGAGTATAATCTTTTTGGCTGGTCTCGTACAATGTGTAAGTATGGAGACTTTTTCTTGTATCTGGATATTGACGATAAGCACGGAGTTACATCGTGTATAGCTCTGCCGGCCCAAGAGATTGAAAGATTAGAGGGTATGGACGCTACAAATCCAAACTATGTTCAGTACCAATGGAATTCCGCTGGCATGACGTTCGAGAACTGGCAGATTGCTCACTTTCGTATTCTTGGTAACGATAAGTACGCGCCATATGGTACTTCTATTCTTGAGCCTGCCCGCCGCATCTGGCGCCAGCTTACACTCATGGAAGATGCTATGATGGCTTACCGTGTTGTCCGCTCATCTGAGCGTCGTGTGTTTAAGATTGATGTTGGTGCTGTGCCGCCAAACGAGGTCGAGCAGTTTATGGAAAAGATTGTCACACAACTTAAAAGACACTCTGTTGTTAATCCTGAAACTGGTCGTGTTGATCTAAGATACAATCCAATGTCAATCGAAGAAGATTACTTTATTCCAGTTCGCGCTGGCTCAGCCACAGAAATCCAATCGCTTGCAGGCGCACAGAATATCACAGCAATTGATGATATCAAGTATTTACGTGACAAGCTTTTTTCCGCGCTAAAAATTCCCCAGGCATATCTTGCCATGGGTGAAGGCGCAGCAGAAGATAAGACAACACTCGCACAAAAAGATATCCGATTTGCAAGAACAATCCAAAGATTACAACGTGTTATCATTGCAGAGCTTACAAAAGTTGGAATTATCCACCTTTACACTCTCGGCTTCCGTGGCGATGATCTGTTATCATTTGAGTTGGCGCTCAACAACCCGTCTAAGATTGCTGAGCTTCAAGAGCTAGAGCACTGGAAGCAGAAGTTCGATATTGCCGGCTCTGCTACCGAAGGCTACTTCTCTCGTCGCTGGGTTTCCGAGAACATCTTTGGTATGTCGCACGAGGAATTCAGCCGTAACCAACGTGAAATGTACTACGATCGCAAGCACGATGCTAATCTTCAGGCTGTTGCTGAGGCGGCCGCTGCTGGTGAGACCGGCGGTGGACTCGGTGGCGGTGGTGGAGACCTTGACTTAGGTGGCGATGACCTTGGCGGCGGTGGAGACCTTGACTTAGGCGGCGAAGGTGGTGATGATCTTGGTGGTGATCTTGGTGGCGGACCTGAAGAGATGCCAGCAGGTGACGCCGGTGGCGGAGGCGATGACTCCCCGCTTCTCGCAGTGCCACCAGGGTCTAGAAACGCACCAAGGCTTACTCCCGGCGCTAAAGGCAAAGTGTATCACCCCAAGAGGGATGACCGACGTTCGGGCTCTGGACCAAGAAGCCGATCCTTTAAATCTAAATCGGGTCAGAAAAGTAGCTCTGGCATTAGAAATATTATGCCCGGTGCTGAGATTGGCAATTTAGCTAAGCCGATTGGTGCTAATGTAGGTATTTATGAGCAAGAAGTCCCTACTTATAATTTAGAAGAAGAAAAAATCTTTACTTTAAATAATTCAATTAAAACATTATTGGAAGGACTTGAAAGTAATATTACCGAAAAGACGGAGCAAAGTGATGAAAATTAAACACAATAAAAAAAGAAATACTGCGTTTGTATATGAGGCAATAGTAAAAGAAATAACTGTTGCAATTATAAAAAACGATCATGAGCGCAAAGATAAAGCTGTGTCGATTTTAAAGAAACACTTTAAGCCCGGTTCTGTACTCAGCAGACACCTTGAATGCTACCGCTCGCTTTATGAAACAAAAAATGTTGATGAAAAGACATCTGAAAAAATTATTAAAGAAGCAAGAATTGGAAGCCGCTTGCTGGATGCTCACGGTTTATTTGTTAGCCAATCTAATTTAATTGATGATGTTAATAAAGAATTGTCTCCACAAGTTTTTAATAACTTTGTTCCCAATTACAAAACTTTAGCTACAATTTATCAAATGTTTTCTGATGATTCTGGCCCTAAAAAGTCTGTTGTTTTGGAAAACCAGCTAATTGCAGCGATGACTAACAACGAAGTAGGCAGCGCGCTTGAACCTTTGGACAACATTGCGATGACTTCCTTTATTTCCAAATTCAATGAGAAATACAGCGATCAACTTTTGGAAAACCAAAGAACATTGTTGAATCTCTACATCACATCATTCAGCGACAATTCGTTATCATTAAAATCATTCTTAAATGAAGAGATATTAAATTTAAAAAATTTAATTAAAGAAAACTACGGTGCTGAATTTTTTCAAAACGATAATGAAATGAAAGAAAAAGCAAGAAAAGTTGTCGAATTACTTGAGACATTTAGCTCAAGAAACATAGATGAGGATGTTCTTATTAAAATCCTTAAAACGCAAGAATTAGCACAGGAGATTGTTGACAATGGCAGTAACAATTAGAGTTGGCAAAGATGATGTAAAAGAAACAATTCGCCTTGAAATGGATATTAGAAAATCCATCAGTGGCGATTTGATGATTTTTGATCATGGTGATATTGATATCGTTCTGTCAGCCGCCACTAATAAGGTGACTGCATTTCCAAAAGAAGCTATGAACGATTTAGTTTATGGCGCCCAAAACAGGCTATTTGCTTTTTTAAGAAAGCGAGGTGTCATTGTTGCTGAATCAATTCAGGCCGGCTCGTTTTGTGGTGCTATGGAGGGGACACTTCAAAAGCCTTTTAAAGAGGGTATTGAGTCTGCTAAATTAGCGTTAATAAATTTAAATTCTTTTATTGATGAAGAAAGACCATATTTTGAATCTCTTGAGGCAATTATTGCTGGTGACGATAACGCCTTAATTCATCCTGACAAGGAACATTCAACTGAATTAGGAGAAGTTCCACAAAGCACCGACCAAGGCTCTATTAGACAAGGCATGGTTCGTGACCCATATTCATTAAGCTACCTCTATACAATTTAAAATATGAAAACTCTATTAGAAAATTGGAATGTTTTTTTGGAACAAGAAGTGTCCGACACTACTCCGTCGGGAATCACTACCGTGGGAGAATTACGTTTAGCAATTAAGCTCATGAGAGCTAAGCAGGCCGGCGGTGAAGCGGGCAAAAAAGCTGCAAGTATGCTGATCGGCATGATTCCAGGTGGAGGCGCCGCAGTAGAACTTATAAGTGGCGCAAAAGACGCAGCCGATATGGTTAAAAAACTCTACGGGGCAGACGACAGTTTTAAAACAGGAACAGGATTAGATAAGTTAAACGTTGATGACGATGTTGGAAAAATAGTTGATGACCCCATTGAGGTTGCATATCTAAATTATCTGCTAAAAGATAAGTTTCAAAAAGCTCCAGATGATCAATCATTGGATGATTTCGATGCCACCACTGGATTACAAGATTATATTGCATCGAAGTTTAACAGAAAGACAGTAAAGGCGGTTTAATTGGAATTATTAACATTTGTCCTGTGTGCTTATGGTCTCACACAAATTATCGTATACGGTAAAGTTTTTAACAGAATAAGACCTGTCAACGGTAAGCTTGGAGAACTGTTTAGGTGTCCAATGTGCATGGGTTTCCATGTGGGTTGGTTTTTAATGCTGCTTTCTCCGTTTACAGAACTATTTAGTTTTGATGTTACTATGGCTAATTTCTTCCTTCTTGGCTGGCTATCTTCTGGGACATCATATGTCCTCAACATGGTATTCGGAGATGAAGGAATTAAAATTAATCAAAATTTCGACAACAAAAAAGAACTTGGAGAAGAACAATGAATAACTATTTAATTTGTAAATGGGGACTGCAACCAGTTCGCCGTTGTTGTAAAGGGTCCTAACTCAAGCGGGTAGTGCCCGCATATTTTATGAGAGAAAAAATGAAATTATTAAGAGAATATTACGAATTATGTGAAGGTGGCGTTTGTCAAGACCTATTAACTGAAGATGAAAAAAGGTTTGTTGCAAATGGAGGCATGATATTGTCCGGCATTATGCAAAAAGCTGATACTCAAAATGGTAATGGCAGGGTTTACCCCCATGCTGTTTTGATGCGAGAAGTTAAAAACTATTCTAAACTTGTCAAAGAACGCCGGGCCCTTGGGGAATTGGACCACCCTGATGATTCTGTGATTAATTTAAGAAACGCATCACACATGGTTACAGATATTTGGATGGAAGGCAAAGATGTCAAGGGTAAGATTCGTGTACTTGATACTCCATCTGGAAAAGTTTTACAAGAGTTAGTAAAGGCAAACGTGAATGTTGGTATTTCCTCTCGCGGCATGGGCTCTGTATCTGAGAGTCGCGGACAAACTATTGTTGAGGATGATTTTCAATTAATTTGTTTTGATATGGTCTCGGAGCCATCTACTCCCGGCGCATTTATGATGAAAGAAGCCAAGGATTATAAAAACGAAGTATTCACCAAAGCCGACAAGATTAATCGTTTATTAAACGAGGTCTTGGAAGGTGAGTAAACACCCTATTGTTGACAAACATCAGCTTTTAGTTGAAGCTTGGCGCAAGTACGCCAAGTCTGGACACGTAAACGAAGGGTTCATTGATTCAGTCAAATCTGCCATGGGTTTAAGTCCTCGTGATACAACACGAGCAAAACTACCGTCGCTCCCTCCAGAACAACAAGATGCTCAAGACGCTCCAAAATATAAAAAACAAGACATTTTAAATTTCATGCTTGGTATTTTAGATAAAATGGATACTGCGTATGCAACTGAAGAAGATGTAACTGGACTAGCTAATGCAGTATATGAGGATTTATTACTTGATGAAGCGGTAGCAAGACAAGAGAAAAAATTTGAAAACGTCTTTGATTATTTAGCGGATTTCCACGACGGTTCCAGCGCGAGCCGATCTCCAGTTTTTGATGATTTAAAAAAAATATTAGTGAAATTTTTAAGAAAGACAGAATTTAAGCTAAGCTCAGATCTAGCTGACCTTCTTGGGTTTGGTAGCCGCCCTACCAATGAAAGTTTATATAATTTTTGGCAAAGATTAGCTGAAATCAAAACGAGTGTAAAATGAAAAAAAGTGATTTAAAAAATTTAATTAAGCCTCTTGTAAAAGAGTGCATAAATGAAGTTCTTATTGAAGAGGGCTTGTTAACTGAGATTGTCTCACAGGTTGCTACTGGGATGTCTTCTCAACCATTGGTTGAAAGCAGGCCGGCCGCACCTGCCGCTGCTAACAATAATCAAGCAGATAGGCAAAGAGCTTTAAAAGAAAACAGAAGGAAACTGTTGGACGCCATTGGTGGAGATGCATACAATGGTGTTGATTTGTTTGAAGGCACCACACCAGCCCCTGGCGCAAGTCAAGAAGCGCCGGCTGGTTCGGTTGACTTAGGAAACCCTTCAGATGCGGGGGTTGATATCTCGTCTATTTTGGGCGGCGCATCACAAATATGGAAAGCAATGAAGTGATCTAATGAAAAAGAAATCAAATGTAAGTGTAACTGCAAAGCAGTGTAAAAATAATGTTAATATAATGATTCGTAGGTTTATTAAGAAAGTTAAAAAAGAACGAATTATTGAAGAAGTTAGAGATCGAAGGTACTATAAAAAACCTTCTGTTGCTAAAAAAGAAAAGCGTGAGCGTGCCGAACGTCAACGCCGCCGTGACCAACTAAAACGCCAACGTTCAAAAGAAAGGCGTAATAGAAGAAATAAGTGACTATTTATTAAGTGAAAACAAAATGAGGATTTATTATGTCTGTATACATTGCAAATAGCTGGGGAAGGACGAGGAGCCCAAAAAACCTAGCGGGTCCCCCATCGACTGAAGTTACATTCAGTGCTGCGGCTGACCTATTGGGCGTTACCGCGACTACAACTGGATATGCCACTGAAAATCAAAGATACCTCCATGTTCTTACCGAGGATAACAATGGAGGCACCCCTGGAACAGTAAAAGTGTATGGTTATACCCACGCTTTTCAAAGATGGTTTGAGCTTCCTCAATCATTTCAGCCAGTTGGTACTAACGCTGGACCTACTGCTGCTACAATTGTGGCGCCCGCAGATTCTGGACATGCTGACCCCGCGGATATAACTCCAGATGAGAGAGAATATCGAACATATGAAATTGTCGGCATTGATCGAGTGGCATTTGTACGCAGCACAGCCCATACGAGAGCTTTTGCGGCCTGCAGCACATTCTAGGAGATTTGTATGGCGACTGGATGGGCATATGTAGATTGTACTAGTACAGGGGGCGGTGGTCAAGCAGCCGGACCCACTGGATCAGTACAGTTTCTGACCGGAACCAATGCAACCAGTGGTTCTAAATCATTAACTTATCATACTGCTTCGTATCTTGGATACCCTGCTAGCACCTTAGTGTTGACGGGGGCTCTTTTTATTAAGGGTCCGATTAGCGCTAGTTCTTTCCATGTCAACCAAACAGACACAGTTTCTGGTTCTACACTTTTTGGTAATGATATAGGTGACTATCACATCAGAACCGGTAGTATGTATGTAGGCGGAAACTCTCAAGGACCAACTTTCCAAGTTAAGCCCGCTCTAAGCCAATCGCAAACCATGGCATTTAGAGTATCATATGCAAATGTTAATGCGGCCGCATGGACTGCCTCCATTGACAGTTACATCTTGGGGGTTACACGAACTGGTGTTGTAAATATTAGGATGCCCACGGCAAGTGCTGTTGGTGCTGGTGCACTAATAATTGTAAAGGACCAAGTTGCTTCAAGAGGAGGTAGTTCCATCTACATTTCAGCTTCTAAAGCTGTGGGAGAAACAATTGATGGTGCTAATTATTATGAATTGACAGGCACAATGCCAGCAATCAGTTTGTATTCAAATGGCGCGGATTGGTTTGTGTTCTAAGAGGAGCGGTGTTAAATGGCGTACAATCAATTATCAGGTACGGTCATCGCCCCAGACTACTTTGGACCCGGTGATGGAAATCCAGGAAACAATATACTCTCGGGTAACCTCAGTACCTCTGATGGGGCTAACATTATTAATGTTCCTCGTGTTTCCAATGCAACTGATAATTCAATTGTAACCAATGTTGGTGGCAATGCAAACACATTAATATGTGAAAGCAACCTAAAGTTTGATGGCTCGGTACTAAATGTTACTGGTAAGGTCACAGCAAGTATTGGTGTTTCTGCTTCACATTTTGAAGGTGACGGTTCTAGGCTAACAGGTGTTGCTACTTCTGGTGGCACAATCGGTGCAGCAGAAGATGGCTCTTATGCTGATGGACTATTCACTGACTTTACTGCTGATACGCTTATTGGCGTCCCTGTTGACCGATTCAATGAGGTTTTGAAAATCCTCGCTCCCACACCGGCCCCAGCAGTTCGTTCTATAAATGAGCAATCCACAGATGGCGTTAGTGCCAAATTATCTTTTGGTGCGTCTAATCCAGTTACAGATTATACATCATCCGGCACTGCGGCTGGCTTTAGTGCTGTTGGGAGAACAGGAACATATAGCGTAGGAACATCTGGAGCGAATATTAGACTTGGTGTATACAGCAATGAATCTAATATAGCTGGCGTTATTAATAATAACGTAGCGGAAGTTGTTGCAAATGGAAATGTAGCATATGCAACAGGCGCTTTTGGGAATGGTGAGACTGGAACGTTAAAATTAGAGTTAAATGGAACAACGATACAGAGTATTGATTTAAGCTCCTTTACAGGCGCCGGTAGAGCAAACACAGGCTCTGCTTCATCTTTGAACTCTGATGGCTCTGGGTTTACTAATGTTTCTTTGGCTTCTTCGAGTGTCGATGGTAACGGCGCCGAATGGTATATTTTCAAACATAGAACAGCAAAATACTTAATGCATAAGGACAGCATGAAAGTTGGCTGGAACTACATGCGAATAGTCCACACTGTTGGCGCTACTGACCATACAACAAACTATATTGAATGGATCAATGACCCTTCAGGTGCTGTTGATGATCTTAAAATGGCTTTGCCAAGAATTGAAAATATTTCGTTAGTAGGGTCAAAATATCTCTCTGGTGTCCAATACAATACAAATGCCACGGCCAATTATAAAGCTGATATTCTTAATTTATATCGAAATGTTTATGCCGCATCCGGCACACCTATTTCGTTTACTGTAACAAATTCTTCTACTCCATCTGCACAATCCGTACCAGATATCGGAGGTTCAGAAAACAATACAAAAGTATTAGGTATTACTGCTAGTTTAAGTGTAAATGCGAACGTCGATAATTTATTGAATGGTGCAGTCACAGCAAATAGTACAGTTACGCACCCGCTCAAAGCTACAATATCTAATACGGGCTCTGCTACAACTGGTAATGGATTTTTAATTGATAATCGCACACTTGCAAGCACTAATCTAATTGAAAAATTTCACGATGAATCATTCAGAAAAGCATCGGCATCATATGGTACCCAGGCTTCTGTGGATGCTCTCGCCTCAGTTTGGAATTCACAAAATCATATGACCGGCGGCGGTGCTGCAGGGCACACAGATGGTCTTTTATATTTTAATCAAAGATTATACAGCCCTATTGACGGTGATATTCCTGCAGGTGGTAATTTTACAGCCGTAAGTAATGTATCTAGTGGCCAACCAAACTACTCAGGTGTCTCGGGGACCAGAACATTTTTCCGTGTGCTTACCAATTCTAGCGGCGCAGGAATACGAGATCTTAAAATCACATCTACTAAAAATGGCACAGCCTATAGTAACACCAATTTAGATGCAGATGAAATTAGACTCTTCATAAAAAATCCTGGCGCCACTGATTACATGAACGTAAGAAATAACTTTACTTATGGGAGTGTTGGATTTAATGCTGGCGCCTTGATAGATGGTGCTGGTGATAATAGCAGTACCACGGGCACTGGGAACTCAGTACATTGTGTTACATTTGGCACGGCGTCTGTTGCTAATGGAGACTACGTTATCGTCAAAATTGAAGCAGATGAAAGTTGGTCTGGTTACCTAAGTCAGCTTACGTTCCAGCTTGGCGCTTCCGATGTCTCCGCTCCAAGCGAAGCACCAGTATTAGATGATATTGACGCAAATAATTCTGGTGTTAGTGATGCAAGGCTTTCGTTCGGTACTTCAAACCCCGTCGCAAACTATAGCAGCGCTACAGGTTCATCAATTAGTACAACTACATTCAACACAAACGGATTATACTCATTAAGCGGCGACCGACGCGGCGTTCTTGGTTCGTTGCAAAATATTACGGGCGAGTTGAACGAAGACGTTGCCGCCAGTAGCCCAAACTATGTTGCCAATGCTTTCAAAGACGCATATTCTGGTGTGCTTGTTCTTGAGGTCAACGGAATTGAAGTACACTCGTTAAATATACACAATTTAAGTGCAGTAACGAATGATTTTAACGCCAATGACTCCGGCTTCAGCGTGTCTGCTGTTAGTTTTAGCGAGACAACAGACGGCATCCCTGACTATACAAAACCATATAGAACAGGCACTTATCAAATAGGCACTTCAGACCAAAACCTTGGTTGGAACTACGCCAGGGTTATTCATCGCCATGGCGGAAACGACTATGTTACAAATTATGTTGAATGGGTTGTAGACACAAATGCGAATGCTCTCACCTCTGGTTCCTTAACTTTAAGTAATTTTGGACACACAGACGTATATTATCAATCGGGTGTTGGATACTTTGCTTCTAGGCCCACTGGTTCATATAACTATTTTGCATCTAACGTATACAAGAACGTTTATCAAGATGGAAACGCAATCACGTATCCTACAACCACTAACTGTTCTATAAGCAACATAAGAATAACAGGCTCTGGAATCCATACCACATCTTCGGCCGCATCATCCTTAGCACTTGGATTGTTGAACAATACAACAAATTGTCAGAACACAAACATCCAAGTAACAGGTACTGTATTATTTGATTCGTTAACGTCTATTTCAGGTGGGCTTAGTTTGTTTACAGCCCGCGATATTGCTGTGGCTTCACAAATTACTCACCCACTAAAAGCAACACTAAGTACAACTCAATTAAGTAAAACTGCTTTTATGGTTCATTCGGGCACATTTGGCTCAACCACCCTAACAGGTAATGAATATTTTGGTATTGAGTTATACAGAGTTGTGTCTGGAAACTATGACAACCAAGCTAGTGTCACATCAAATGGAAATAAATGGAACTCTGTACGTTCTGTTAATGATAATGGTAGCTATCCAGAGCACGCTACTGGACTTGTGGGTTCAAATAATTATCTTATTTCTCCATTACAAATTGGTAACGACGGCGACACAAGAAATGTGGCCCAAGGCGGCGTCTTACAATCGCCTGTGGGTAATCCTAACTACTCGTCCTTAACGCATGCTACGAGATCATTCTACAGATACTTTAGAAATGAGACAGGACAAGCAAAAGCGACATTTAAATTAAAATTATACGGTGACGCAAATTTAATTTCTAAGAGTGGTGCCTTTTACACGGGTATTTTAGCTGCCAATAAAAATATTACAGTTGAAGTCAAGGTTCCTACTGACCCAGCCTTTAGTGGGCTCGATGATACGTCAACAGCATGGGGTGACGCCATCAGACCATTTTCGTCTGGCGATCAACCTACTGCTGACGGGAAGGGTATATTAAATCTTGGCGGATCAGATTTGACACAAACAGTGGGCGGCTCCGGTAGAGAAATACCTTTACAATTACAAGCAAGACAAGTTAGAAATAATCAATACTTTGTTGTCAAGATTTCGGCACACAAAGATTGGACCGGTTACTTATCTAGAATACAGGTGGACTATAGCTGATGAGTACTGGAAAAACCGTAACCACCCAGACTAATTTTGCATCCAAGAAACTTCTTGGTAAGGCGCACACCTCCAACTTAAAAACAGACGTTAATGAAAGCATTCCGTCTAACGTATCGATTCCATCAAAAACTGTTTTTGGTGAAGATATCCCCAATGATCCAGGTGTCGAATTTTACACATTATACAGCGCATCGGTTGCTGGTGGTGGAAGAGGCACTGTTGAACAAGTTTATTTTGATATTGTCTCTTTGTCGGATACAATTTATGATGGTAATGATCCCGGTGCTGGTGGCGATGAAGCTTCTGGTGAAGGGCCGCATGGTTATTATCTACAACTGCCAGACAACTATGAATCTACATCGTCAAACCCCAATAAAGGCTCTGGAGTTTTTACTAATAGCAAAAGGCTTTATGATTCTCGCGGTGAGCTTCAACTTGTTCCACCACTAATTTCAAACGCCAGCCCCAACCGATACTTTATTAAACTTTACAAGGGCGATCCAAGTAATGCTGCTAACGAGATCACCTCTGGAGACACCATTGATTGGCAGTTCGATTATTACTCTGGGATTATTTTCATCCAGGACTATGATGCATCTAAAGTGCCACTCACTGCGTCAGCATATTTATACGTTGGAAAATACCTTGACGAAAAAATCAATGATATTTCAGGTTCGGCAGGCGGAGGCGGCGGCGGAATATTTACAGAAGCAAATGCTAGCAAAGCATTTACAACTAGTAGTATTAATATTGGCTCAGGGGTCACACCAACACACACGCTTCAAGTTAAAGGCACATCAGAATTAAGTGGCGGAGTTCTTCATAAAAGAGTAGTCAAGAGTGCAAATTATACGGTAACTGTTTCCGATTATTATGTTGGTGGCAATTCAACTGGCGGTGCTTTTACCTTTGCGTTACCCAATGCCGCTTCATCAACATCAGGCCAAACTTGGGTTTTCAAAGATGAGGGAGGAGCAGCGCACAATAATGGAATAACCATCTCTGCTTCTGCATTTGGTCAAACTATTGACGGCGAAAATACGGTTGTTTTAGAGTCATCTTATGCATCTATTCAGATTTATTCAAACGGTGTGGATAAATTCTATATTTTCTAATTTTTTTATGCTGCTAATATACTAGTTATAAGCGAGCGAGTATGCATATTCGGATCGTATTCGGATGGGTATATTCGTTTTACCATATAAAACTATAAAATGGAGGGTTTTTAAATGGCTTATAAATTCCAAAGAGGTGAGGCAAACCTTAGTGGCTCGATTGAACTTCAGTCCGCTGCTGCTGAGCTTTCTCTCTCCCAACAAGACGGCGTAAAAAACGTCGAATTAACACAAGCTGGTGTTGTTTCCGGTTCTGCTCAACTTCACGGTGGTAAGCTTACTATCGATTCTGTTGACGTTATTACTGGCACTCGTCAGCTTGCCAACATTGCTTCTTTAGACGCAACAACTGAAGGCACAATTGAGACTGCAATTGATACTCTTGCTAACTTATCTAGCATGGGTACAAATGGCAACGAGCTTGAGGCTCTTGGTTCACTTGACGTGGCTCAAGGTATCAAGGTCGCCAACTCTAACTTTGTTGATGCTTCCCGTAACGTTCTTGCTGCAATTGTTTCGGCCACTGGCATTGTTTCATCTTCTGCTGACGGTCGCTTCGGCGCACTCGACATCGAGGGTGTTGAAAGAATTACTTCTGCTGGTAACGTTACTGCTGTTGGGCTTTCTGGCTCCGCAAACTTAGAGGTTGGTGGTACTGTTCGTGTTGATGGTGTTGCACAAGCTGCTGTTGATGTCGCAGGCGACTTCGTTCTTTTCTTAGATGACACTGATCAATTAGTTAAGAAAGAAGCTGTCGGTGATTTCGCTGCTGATCTTGCTGGCACTGGTCTTGAGCAAAACTCCAACACAATCCGTATCGCTGCCGCTGCTGCTGGTAACGGTCTTTCGGGTGGTGGTGGATCCGCTCTCGCTCTCGATCTTAACGAGTTAACTGCTGCTACTATTAACGTTGCTGCAGATAGCATCGCTATTATCGACGCTGATGATTCAAACGCTTCGAAGAAGGAAAGCATTGCTGACCTTGTGGCCGGAATCGCTGGTGGTGGTCTCACCGCTCTTAACGGTGTTCTTTCGACACAAGCTGGCTCTGTTCGAGTAATCGACTTTAGCACAACTCTTCTCGAAGGTTACAACTATTACACCGGTTCTGCTAACAAAGCTGTTAGCTTGCCAGCTTCACCATCCGTTGGTGACGTTGTCTATGTTAAGGCACAAGACTTAGGTGATGGTAACTCCGTCACAGTCAGCCGTCAAGGTTCTCACACAATTGATGGTGAAACATCCATCTCTCTTGAGTCCGATTACGCTGCTGTTGGCTTTGTTTACCTTGTTGCAAACAACTGGGGTATCATCTAAGATACCTTGCTGTCTATCAGCTTACTTTTGGATGCCTCCCTTTTGGGGGGCATCCTTTTTTTTACGAACTATTTATATCTGAGATTCAAATAAAATAACAGCCTATTTATTAGGACAGAGGAAAATATGGCTTATAATATTATGAAGGGAACCGTTGAGTTCTCATCTGGAACCGGCTCATTAGAGGGAACGTTAGATTTATCAAGTGATCAAAGTATTGCTGGTGGAAAAACATTTGTACAAAGAATAACTGCTAGTGCAATCACGCTTGGGGGTACCCCTCTCGTTGTCCCGGCCATTACTGCGATATCGAATGATGGCGCAAACCGTGTATTTACATCAGATAATGACGGTACAGTTACAGCACAAACTAATGTGACAATTGCAAATAACTCTTTAACAGCATCTTTTTTCTCCGGGTCTGGTATTGGTCTAACAAGTTTGCAAGCTGATCAGATAACTGGCCAAATAAGCGCAAGCCAAATACATCTTGGTGTCGGATTAAGAGCAGTAGGAAACACTTTAGCAGTTTCAGCTTCTGATGGGCTGTCTGTAAGCGCAACCGGCGTGACACTGGACCTGCTGGCATCTCATGGATTGGAGTTTAGTGGTTCATCAAGAGAATTAGCGATAAACCCAAGTAATCCTGCAGCAATTACAGATAGCGGACAGTCCCTTGCCGACGCCGATAGTTTTATTGTATACGATGCATCTAGAGTGCAGACACGAAAAGCAACAGCAGAAAATGTTTACACATACATTAACTCTAAAATTTCAACTCCAGCTATTACATCATACACAAATGCATCAAACAACAGAGTGTTGACATCTGTGAGCAGTAATACTGTTAACGCAGAAGCAAACCTTACATTTGATGGTACTACACTTTCAGTCGGCACGGCCGGCAGCAGAGCCGCACAGTTTAATGGGCATATATCCGCTTCTGCCGGCGTACACATTACTGGTTCAAATCCAAAACTCTCAATTGGTGATG